GTCACATAACCCGTGACAAACCAAAAACCCGTGATTGTGCATAGTGTAGGTTTCATGTTGCCCCCTTATTTATCAATAGAATACATTGTGTGACCTATTGTGATCACCATTGAACCCGTTTTAATTAGAGTGTCAATCCAGCTTCTATCAATTTGCCCCCATTGTTTGCTATCAATAGGCAATGATTTTATTGATTGCCACCCATCATTATCGGTTTTTTGATGTAATGTAATAGTTAACATTTTTAGCCCCTTAAACCTTTTTAGCCCATTGCAAACCCGCATCAGTAGCATGATAAGTGCTTGCATCAACGTCATGAGACAAAAACCCGTGACGTTCTAATGTGCTCATAATTTGCTGGAATTGATTGTAAGTAGCACCATGAGACATGAGAGCACTATAAATCACGCCCCCAGGCGCACCAGTAGAATGTAAATTTGCAGCTTCAATTATTCCCTTACCTATTGATTGCAGGGCTAAAATTTGATCTTTTGTCATTGTGAACGCCTATAAAAAGTTGAAAAAACCCCAGTGAGACACTAGGCCATAAACCCCCCATAAAGAGGGTTTACAGTCTAATTACTGGATAGCATCAGTTTGTGAGACATGAAATACAGTTGACCTTCTACAAAGCATGAAAGAACTTTCAGAATCCTTCTGTTTTGCTGGAATCCATGTAACAACTTTAACCCCATGTTCACCCTTGCGAACTTGTCTATTAAGGGCTAACCATGCGTTATAGGTGAACACGTTTTCACGGGGAATAATGTCATTAGCTGCTATTCCCTTATCGGCAAACCCTTGCAAAATGGCCTGATAATTTGCGAGTGAGTCCCCGTTTTTAGCCCTATTGAGTGATTCTATTGATTGTGTGATCTTATCCATGATGTAACGCCTATTAAAAAAGTGAACTATTTAACTAAAATATCAAAATAATCAAGTAAACCTATGCAAAGCATAAGACCGATTGCAATGGCAGCGGCATAGTCTAAAAATTGATCGTTCATTGTGTGACTCCCTCGATTGCGGGTGAATCGGTGCAAATGCAAACGATCTGCTCAAATTTAGGTGCACCAAATAATGATTGCACAATGACATTACGGCCCGTGTGTGTGTAGCTGGCAACCCGCATTGTTTTGCCGTGTACTTGAATGTATTGGCCAATTTTGTATTGACGTTTTGGGATAAAAGCAAATTTCATGTTAAAGCCTTTTTATTGCACTTTCCGATTGAAAGTATAGTAATTATCGGGTTAAAAAAGAAAAAAACTATAGGTGTTTTCCCTTAGATGTTAGAATTATTTAAATTATTTTATGGGTAGATCATGGGTAGACCTTCAAGCCCCTCAACAAAGTATTTCCAGCGAACACTGACAAACCCCCAGCGAATGATTCTATTGGCGGCTGGTAAGGGTAATTTATGCAGGGGTTTTGAGAACGTATTAGACCTATACAGTGAAGCTCACAATCAAGGGTTTAGACCAGGTGACGATCTGAGTATTTTAAATATTAGGTCGGGAACAACTGATAGCCCCAACTTAGATGATCACCTAGTAGATAAGGTAAGAGAGCACATAAGGGAATAAGACAAACCTAGAATTCAAGTCCCTTCAAATAGGTGCACCCTCTACTCTCACCCTTCTAAATCTAAATGAGAGTCATTCGCATCTAGGGTAAACCCTATAACTGTATGCATGGCCAGTACTGTAAGGATAGACAGTAGGGTAAACGAGTAGGTAGAAGCCCTAGGTGTAGAGGATGTATGGGGGGGGAGGGGGTAGGTAGGGTTGGTAGATATTTGTGGTACACCCCACCCTCAGAAAAAGCTAAATTGACCATTCCAGAAAGGACAAAATGGAAACGAAATTAAAAAGAGGTCGTGGTAGACCAAAGGGTTCAGTAAAGATGACCATACAGAGGTTTGCTGACAACCCGCCGCTTGTATTGCCTAAGACAGACCACCAGAGGCTCAAGGAGCTAAAGGAGTTGATGATTAGGAGTGGTGGTAAGGATGTGGCTCAGAAGGTGATAGAGATAGCCCTTAATGATGACCATCCCCATCAATTAGTGGCCTTAAAGATGTGTCTTGATAGGACTCTTCCTGTTTCTTTGTTTGAAAAGGATAAGAGTCAGAGGTCAGCAGTCACCATTAACATAACAGGGTTGGGACAAGAGCCAACAATAATTGACACCTCTGAACAACCTGAAGACATCGAGGCAAAGTATGGCTGATCTCAATTTCTCTCTCTTGCCCTGGCAACAGCAAGTCTTTGCTGATAAAAGCCGATTTAAGATTGTGGCTGCTGGGAGGCGATGTGGCAAGTCTAGGTTATGTGCCATCACATTGATTATCGAAGCCCTAAGATGCCCTCAAGGGTCTGCTGTGCTGTATGTCTCTCCTACAATGGGGCAAAGTCGGCAAATCGTTTGGGATTTATTGCTTGATCTAGGTCGAGACGTTATCCAGTCTAGTCATGTCAATAACCTTGATATAACCATGATTAACGGGGCAAAAATCTATGTTAGGGGTGCAGATCGTCCTGATACCTTGCGAGGCGTATCGTTAACTTATGCGGTGCTAGACGAAGTTGCTGACATTAAGCCTGAGGCATGGGAGCAAGTTATTCGTGCGAGTTTGAGTGATAAAAAAGGTCGTGCTCTATTTCTGGGAACTCCAAAAGGCCGGAATTGGTTTCATGACTTGTACAAACTTGGTGAAGATGGCAGTGACCCAGACTGGAAATCTTGGCATTTCACTACTGCCGACAATCCACTAATTGATCGTTCAGAAATAGAGTCAGCTAAGAAAACACTATCCTCATTTGCTTTTAAGCAAGAGTTTTTAGCTTCGTTTACCAATGCGGGTTCGGATATCTTCAAGGAAGAGTGGATCAAATACGGGGTAAAGCCTGAACACGGAAGCTATTACATCGCTGTTGACCTTGCAGGATTCGAGGAAGTTGCCAAACAAGCAGCCAATTCTAAGAAGCGTTTGGATGAGTCTGCTATCTCAATCGTTAAGGTCACAGAGGATGGGAAATGGTTTGTTGAGAAGATTGAACATGGGCGTTGGGACATCCGAGAGACCGCCTCTAAGATATTGATAGCTATTAGAGACTACCGACCCCTTAGTGTAGGGATAGAGAGGGGGGCGCTAAAGAACGCTGTTTTGCCCTATCTGAGCGACCTTATGCGAAAGAACAACACCTATGCCCACATCGTAGATTTGACCCACGGGAATAGAAAAAAAGCAGACAGAATCATCTGGGCTTTACAAGGTAGGTTCGAGCATGGCAGAATTGTGTTAAATTCGGAAGAAGATTGGGATGAGTTCGTAGACCAGTTAATCCTGTTCCCCGCACAAGGGGTTCACGATGACTTGCCTGACTCCCTTAGTTACATTGACCAACTTGCTGTCACTTCGTATATGGAAGAAGATGACTCCGAGGAGTGGGAACCAGTAGATATTATTAGCGGGGTATAAGATGGAATATCAAGAACCAACCGAGTCCGACAAGGAAATAGTTAACTTTGTTGTTAACCATTGTGATCGTTGGAGGGATTGGAGAGATGTTAACTGTCTTGATGATTGGCTAGAGTACGAGCGCATCTTCAATGGCGAGTGGGATGTCCAAGACAAAACCCGTGACTCCGAGCGTAGCCGTATCGTTACACCCGCTACCCAACAAGCCGTAGAGACACGCCATGCCGAGATTATGGAAGCTATCTTTGGTCAGGGTGAGTTCTTTGATATTCAAGACGATATTCGTGATGTCAATGGTAGTCCCCTAGATGTTGCTGCCATCAAAGCACAACTCATGGAAGATTTCAAAGTAGACAAGATTCGCAAGTCTATTGACCAGATTGAACTGTTGGCTGAGATTTATGGTACGGGCATCGGTGAGATTGTTGTTAAAACAGAGAAAGTCTTTGTTCCCGCTACTCAGGCAATACCTGGTCAAATGGGACAAGCCGCTATCGGAGTGGTAGAACAAGACCGCATTGCCGTCAAGATTGTTCCTGTAAATCCCCGTAACTTCCTGTTTGACCCCAATGGAACATCTATTGATGACTGTATGGGTGTGGCGATTGAGAAGTATGTCTCCATCCACAAGATCGTCAAAGGTCAAGAAGAAGGAATCTACCGCAAGGTAAAGGTCGGTACTGACTCTATGGACACAGACTTAGAGCCTACCCAAGAAGTCTCTCAGTACGAAGATGACAAAGTAAAACTTCTTACTTACTATGGCTTAGTTCCTCGTGAGTACCTAGAACAGTTGGAAAACGAAGATGGTGAAGTAGAGGATTTCTTTCCTGAAGACACTATCCAAGATGAGTATTCCGATTTGGTTGAAGCAATTGTGGTGATTGCTAATGATGGAACGCTTCTCAAAGCAGAAGCCAATCCATACATGATGAAAGACCGCCCAATCCTTGCTTATCAGGACGATACAGTTCCTAATCGCTTGTTGGGTCGTGGTACTGTTGAGAAGGCTTACAACTCACAAAAGGCTATTGATGCCCAAGTGCGTAGCCACTTAGACTCTCTTGCTTTGACAACTAGCCCAATGATGGCTATGGATGCTACTCGCCTCCCCCGTGGTGCTAAGTTTGAAGTAAAGCCAGGTAAGGCTATTTTGACAAACGGCAATCCAAATGAGATTCTGTTCCCGTTCAAGTTCGGCAATACTGACGGGTCTAACCTGACAACTGCCAA